GCTACCGTCAACGCTTCCGGCAGTGCGTCTAGGTGGGTTGCTGTGGCGAGTATAGATTCGGCTTGGCACCTAATCGCAGCGGAGTGCTCGTAATGGTGCTGCTGCCGGGGTGCGGGTGTTGTGGGTGCAGTCAAGACGCTTGCGAATGTCCTGATTTTTGCGCCTACACAGCAGCCGGATCATTTGCTGGTTTGTCGGCAAACGCAGGTCAATGCAGTTGCAGTTCATCCATTAAGATTGATCTAAAGAGTAACTCTTCTTTTGCTTATGGCGGGATCATATCTGGATGGACTTTAGTAGAAGCACAAACGCAATTTGGTGCGAGCGTTAGTAGGTCGTCGCGGGCTGTAGGAGTTGGTGGAAGTAGTAGTGCTGTCTACCGGATATATCATGGGGCTTATGATTATGAGGAACTTAGGTGCGGTGCAAGCGACGAAACTTCCTTGAGGTGCGAAAATAATCCAGGATATCCTGGATCATACGAGCTATTTAGAGTCCGGTCTGCATCGGCAAACTACCTAGATACACGAATAAACGCTTTGCTTCGTATCTGTGATTACGGAGTGGCGAAGTCTCAAGGTTTTTCTGTTTCTTTGTCTTGCCAAGCAATGGGCGATCGGTCGTGCTCAACTGCTCTGTCGGCTGATTGCAGGAGATATTTTACTGAGCCGTTTGACCTTCCATCACTAACTTCCGCATCAAGTGGTAGCGGGTCGGGGCAAAGCAGTTATCCGTCGCAGTTTGATTACGTCAAAGGCGTTGCAGAGTCAATCTTCAGCGCCATTGACGCAAGCCCAGTGACCGGGACTATCGGCCTATTTGAATCGTGCAACCCGCTCCCATGATCTCCTGCCGGATCGGCCACCTAGAGCAACGCTGCCGCGAGCGTGGCTACACGCTCGACGAGGTGCGACCGTGTATCGTGAGCCAGGACGGCGACGAGATCACGGTTGACGAGACGCATCCGGCCTATCCACGAGCAAGGCCCGGCCTCGGCGACCTAGTGAAGTCCGGTCTGTCCGCCATCGGCATCACTGAGGAGCGAGTAAGTAAGGCCATCGGCCGCCCGTGCGGGTGCGGCGAGCGGGCCGAGATGCTCAACGCCGTCGGGGCCAAATATCTCGGCCTTTCTCCAGGCTCGACCGCCCCGGAAAACAAGGGTTGACACCCGTACACTATCCGCGAGGATCGTGCTATGGGCACGCTCGTCGACCGCATAAACGCGGCTGCAGCCGGCATCAAATCCGCTCCCCGCGGGTTTGAATCGCGGCTGCCGCCGGCCGTCCGCGAGCAGCTCCTAGAGATCCGCCGGCAGTGGCAGTCGGGTGAGCTGCAAGTGTCGGCGTGCTGGCTGGCAGATCAGATCGTCGCCATGGCGGCGGCGGATGGATTTCCGGTTTGCGGTCGCCAAGGGCTTCGGCAATGGCTGACAAGGAAAGACTGATCGACCGGGTGAAGGCCGCGGCCCCGCCGCCGGCTCCAGCCGCCGACGCCGAGCAAGTCACGAAGCGCCAGGACGGCGACGTGCTCGAGGCTAGGTCTACGTCGCGGACGATCCGCACGGTCGAGGATTTGTTGCGGCATATCGAAGCCGACCTCGACCGCTACGAGGTCGCGGCCAGTGAGGCGACCAAATGGGAGTCGGCCTCGGTCGATCGAAATACCGGGCAGCCGGTGGTGACCGAGTTGTTCCGGGTGTTCGTGCGGTTGAAGCCGCGGGGCGGGCCGACAACTAGGGAAATCGTGGACGGGCTGATCGCCGCCGCGGCTAGTTCGCTACGGCTTCCCAAGCGTGGCGGGCACGGCCGCAAGCAGTCCGGCTTGTGGAGTGTGCTGGTGATGAGCGATCTGCATTTCGGCGGTCGGTCGTGGCGGCACACGACCGGCAGCGACTACGACTTGTCGATCGCCGCCGAGCTAGTCGGAAAGACGGCGAGCCGGCTGATTGACCGGAGTGCTGCGTCGTGCCGGAGGACCATTGTCCTCGCTGGCGACACGCTGCATTTCGACACGATCTCTGGGACCACTACGGGCGGCACCTACATCGACCGCGACTCTCGGCTGCAGAAGACGATTGAGATGGCCGTCGCTGCCATCGCCGGAGTGGTGGAGCAGTCTGCCGAAACGCTGCCGACCGAGGTTGTCTTCGTGCCCGGCAATCACGACACCGCGATGGCGTGGGCTCTCCAAAAGATATTCGCCGAGCGGTATAGGGACGACAAGCGTGTGTCGGTCAACACAGAGTTCACGTCGAGGAAGTATCTGACGCACGGCGGCAATCTTATCGGCGTCACTCACGGCGACAAGGCGAGGAAGAAGCTGGCCGGCGTGATGGCGATTGAGGCCGCGGCCCAGTGGTCTCAGTGCCGGCATCGCGAGTGGCACGTCGGGCACCTTCACCACCAGGCCGCCGAGGTCGGGACCATCGACAGCGTGATCGTTCGCACGGCTCCGACGATCGTCCCGCCGGATTCGTGGCACGTCGACATGGGCTTCGTCGGGGCCGAGCGTGCGATGCAAGGTTTCGTGTATTCGCAGCGTGGCGGGCTGCACGAGATGCACATGGAGTATGTCGGGGGTGCGAAGTGACAAAACCTAGTCACTTAGAAACTTGTACCGAGGTTTCGTCAAACGAACCGCTGACTGACGAATACATCGCGACGGTCGTGCGTGACGCCCGTCGGTACCAATCGCAGTGGACCGGAACAGCGGGCACGTTGGCGGCCCACTGCATGAGACTCGTAAGAGAAAGGGAACGGATGCTGGAGGCAACAAGGTCGAGCGGCGTGGCGGACGGTGCGGAGAGTGCGGCGGCGATCACCGCGGCGTGGGAGAAATACAAGCGGGACCAGATAGCCCCGGACGGCGAACCGATCACCCGGCGGGTTTACGGTGCCAGCGGCGATCGGCCGGAGCCGGAGCAGACTCCAGCCGAGCAGTTGTGCTCGAGGACCGCCGAGGTCATCCGCGACCGTCGCCCGAAGTACGGTGGGCCGAAGCATCACTTCGCCAGGACGATCGGCATGGTCAATGCCGCGTTCTCCGAGGTGCTCAAGCGACCGCTAACCGAAGCGGATTGGGCCACGATCATGATCTTGGACAAGATCGCACGGTTCCGGGGGCCGAATGCCACGGTCGACGGCCCGGTGGACATCGCCGGATATGCCGCGTGCCTCTACGAAGTCATGGACCGAGAGGGCCAGTGAACACCCGTACAATGGTGTTAGAGGGCACTGCATGACCGACTCGTTGTTTCGATCGACCGCCAGGGGCCGCGAGCCGCTGGCGTCGGCCAGCGATGCCGGCGAGCACGTCCACTACGAGCCGTCGCGTCGTGTTGGGATCGGGTCGATCACCAGCCGGCAGCCATCGGGCCGCACGCCACTGACGTTTTTTGAGTTCCTTGCCATACGGGCTGGGCTGACGCTCGCCGAAGCCAAACGACTTCACGCGGAAGGGAAGATCCACTGATGGCAAACACCCTCTCGGTTTCTGGAAACACTCGGCTGGCGTGGACTCTGTCCGAGAGCCAGAGCATTGGGTCGGTGTCGAGGTCGGTGGAGCAGCGGTCGTCTCGGTCGATCGCCAATGGCACCGGGCCGAGCCAAGCCAGCATTGCTTTCTCAACGACCGAGAGCGTGACCGGGACGAACACCCGAAATCTTAACGTTGCCGCCTATGCCGCAAATGCGTTTGGGTTTCCGGGGCAAGCATTTTTCTCGACCGTTCGCGAAGTGCTGGTGAGCGTCACTACCGGGCCGACCGGCGGAAATCTCACGGTTGGGCTTCCCACTGGCGTCACTGGCGTGCGTCTCAATGTTGGCGGCCAGTTTCATTGGATTGACTACCTCGGCGGAATACCGTCGTCGGCGAGCCCTTCCAATGTCTCACTCAAGAGCAATGTGACGGGCGTTTACTCGGTTGACGTGACTGTGATCGGCACTGGCGACTTCGGGAGTATCTGATGCCAAACACTCTTTCTGTGGCTGGTGCGACTCGTGTTGCGTGGTCTCTCGCCGACTCCGATGGGGCGTCAAAGAGCGACACGCAATCATCTAGCCGGTCGATCACCACCGGCACCGGCCCAAACCAAGCCAACGTCGCGTGGTCGTATGCGTTCTCGACAACGGGCATCGGTTCGGCGTCGTGGTCAGTGTCCGCCCTGCCGGTTTCTGCATTCGGGCCAACGGGCTCCGCGAGCGTGACCGCCATCAAGGAAGTGCTGGTCACCGTGTCCACCGGACCGACCGGTGGCTATGTGGCATTCAGCCTTCCGACGGGCGTGATCGGTGCCCAAGTGGCCGTGGGCGGTCAGTTCCACCTCGCGGACTATCTGACCGGGATTGGCGTCACCACTGGGAACATCGTGATCGCCAACGGCCCGACGGGTTCGTATGCCGGAGAGATCACCGTCATCGGAAACGGGTCGTATTCGTGATCGCAGAAGCACCGGCCGCGGCTGCGGCCAACACCCCCGGCGGCGTTCTCGTGAAACTCCATGCGTTCGTCGAGTCGGCCAAGTCTGCCGCTGCCGATGGGCTGACGTGGGCCGAGTTCGGTGAACTGCTGGTCGCGTTCCTCCGGATGGCCGTCTCGCTCTATGACGACGTGGTCGGCATGACGGGCGAGGAGAAGAAGGCCGCGGTGCTCGACGGCGTGGCCGCCCTCTTCGACGCGGTGGCCGACCGATGCGTGCCCCTGGTGCTCTGGCCGCTATGGGGGCTGGTTCGCGGTCCCGTCCGGCTCCTGGTTCTCGCCCTCGCGTCCGGGGCGATCGAGCAACTCCTACCACTCGTGAGGCTCGCATGATTCCTACGCTTCTCATAATCGCAGCGGTGGCAGCCTGGGGCTGGCCTCACCTCCAGCCGTTGGCCGAGAAGGCCAGGGCCGCCGCCGCCAAACTCACGCCCCGCCACTACGCCGGCATCGCCCTGGTGGCCGCGGCCGTCGCATACGGTCTCGGTCCATCGGCTGCCCCCGCCCCCGGCCCGACTCCCGCCCCCGACGCCGGCCCGCTGTCGTTGGCCGGATTGTTCGCCGGCCCCACGGCTTCGGAGGACGCATCCCTGGTGGGGGCTATGTGTGCAGAGATCGCCGACGAGGTCGAGTTCTCTGCCGGCCACCCAGACGGCTACCTCTCCACCGGCATCGCAGTTGATGAGCTGCGGAAGAGAACCCGCATTCTCCGCTGCCGGGGTATTTCGATTGGCGACCGGCAGCCGGCCGCAAGGGACGCGATCGCCAAGTACCTCGAGGACGCCGTGGGCACCGACGGCGGGCCGCTGACCGCCGAGCAGCGGACGGCGTGGGTTGCCGCGTATCGCGATTTGGGGAGGGCTGCCACCAATGCGGCGAAGTGATTGGTCGTGGTCTGCGATCGCGTTCGTGGTATTCGCGGCGGTGCTGGGGACGATCGTCTCGCGATACGTCTCGCGGCTGGCTGACCGCGTCGAGACAAACTTCGGTTACGTCCCCGACGCCGAGGGCACCCGCGAGTTTCTCCGCGAGCTGGACCAGCCGCTATTCCGCCAGGCCGGGGCCGAGGTCATCGCCGGGGCGAAGGGGCACGATGCCTACCTTTACCGGTTCGCCGACCGGTGCCACCGGCAGAAGTATGGCAAGCCGTTCGGGCCGTGGAACCAGGGCAGTGCCGGGACGTGCGTGTCGTTCGGCTGGGCTATGGGTTCGTACATCGGCCAGTGTGTCGATCACGTCGCTGGCGGGCTGGCTGAGTGCCCACTGATCGTTGCGACCGAGCCAATCTACGGCGGGTCGAGGACGGCCGGCAGAATGCCGCCGGTCACAAACGCCGGCTTCTCCGACGGCTCCTACGGCGGTGCTGCGGCCCGATGGGTGTCGGGGCGGTGCAAGGACCAGACTGTCGGCGGGATCCTTTATCGCCAGGTCTACGGCGACATCGACCTCACGACCTACTCAATCGACCGCTCTCGGCAGTGGGGTGCATACGGAGTGCCACCCTCGCTCGCGAAGCTGGCCCGCGAGCACACCGCGAGGGCCGTGGCTCTCTGTGAGGATTGGGCGTCGCTGACGGCGGCGCTCGAGTCGGGCATGTGCGTGCCAATCTGTTCCAACGTCGGCTTCGCGACCGGCGATCGTGACGCTGACGGATTCTGCCGGAGGTCGGCACAACCCTGGAACCATTGCATGGTGGCGTGCTCTTTGAAGTACGCGAAGAACAACGGGCCGGGGTCCGCAACCCCGATGAAG